AAAGGTTATGAATCTGATGGAAGCATTCCAAAGAAGACTATTGGCGGTCAAGAACTTCTTCTCAATCTCCTGAAGGAGAGAGCAGAGACTGGTCGTGTTTATATCATGAATATTGACCATTGTAACGAACATTCATCATTTAAAGACAAAGTAAATATGTCTAATCTCTGTCAAGAGATTACGCTTCCTACCACTCCACTTGAGCACATTGATGGTGGAGGTGAGATTGCATTGTGTATCCTTTCTGCTATCAATGTAGGTAAGATTAAAGAGTTTGATGAGCTAGATAATCTATGTGACTTAGCAGTTCGTGGTCTTGAAGAACTGATTGACTATCAAGACTATCCTGTCAATGCAGCACGTATCAGTACCTTGGCACGTCGCTCTCTTGGTGTAGGTTATATCGGACTTGCTCACTACTTAGCAAAACACGGGTACAAATATGACGATCCAGAAGCATGGAAAGCAGTCCACGACTTGTCTGAAGCTTTCCAGTTCTATCTACTCAAGTCCAGCAACGCAATCGCAAAAGAAAAAGGTGCATGTGAATACTTCCCTCGCACCAAGTATGCAGACGGTATCCTCCCTATTGACACGTACAAGCGTGACATTGATGAGTTCTGCGGTAGTGAACTGAATTATGATTGGGATACTCTTAGGGATTCTATCAGAGAGTTCGGACTACGACACAGCACGTTGTCCGCACAAATGCCATCAGAGAGCAGTTCCGTTGTGTCAAATGCAACCAATGGAATTGAACCACCCCGTGCCTTCTTGTCCACTAAAAAGTCTAAGAAGGGACCACTCAAACAAATCGTTCCTCAGTACGGTACTTTCAAGAATAACTACACTCTTCTCTGGGACATGAAAGACAACGATGGTTACATCAAAGTTGTCGCTGCTATGCAGAAATTCTTTGACCAGGCAATTTCAGGCAACTGGAGTTACAACCCAGAGAATTATGACAATAATGAGGTGCCCGTTTCTGTCATGGCAGGTGACTTCCTGAAAACTTACAAGTATGGATGGAAAACTTCTTATTATCAGAATACATATGATATCAAGAGTGATGAACCACAACTAACAGAGGAGAAGAAAGCGTCAATAGAAGATTTACTACACGAAATTTTGGAAACTGAGGAGGACGATTGTGACAGCTGCAAAATTTAGGACAAATGAACCCATGCGTAGCAAAGTAGAAGGAATGACGGTGTTTAACACAGACATCGTTGACAGTACAAAACAAAAAATGTTCTTTGGATCTCCTCTGGGTGTTCAAAGGTATGACAAATTCAAGTATCCTGTGTTTGATAAACTAACACAGCAACAACTTGGATACTTTTGGCGTCCTGAAGAAGTTTCGTTGCAGAAAGATCGTGCCGACTATCAGACACTTAATGAAGCACAAAAGCACATCTTCACTAGTAACCTTAAGTACCAGATCCTCCTGGATTCTGTACAAGGGCGTGGTCCTGGGATGGCTTTTATGCCTTACTGTTCACTACCTGAACTTGAAGCTGCCATGAATATTTGGCAGACCATGGAGATGATCCACAGTCGCTCCTACACGCACATTATCAAGAATGTATATGCTGACCCCTCTGAGGTCTTTGACAAGATTCTAGAGGACGACAAGATCCTCTCACGAGCAAAGTCTGTTACTGCGGCATATGATGAATTCATTCAAGCAGCACAGGTTTACGGAACTGGTAATATGTGGAAAGAAGGTTGGAGTGATTCTCCAACAGCACAATGGGAACTACATGACATTAAGAGAAAACTATACAGAGCGGTTGCGAACGTCTACATCCTTGAAGGGATTAGATTCTACGTCTCGTTTGCTTGTTCTTTCGCCTTTGGTGAACTTAAATTACTGGAGGGATCTGCTAAGATCATCGGATTGATCGCGAGAGATGAATCACAACACATGACTATCACTCAGAATATTCTGAACAAGTGGCGTGATGGTGATGATCCTGAAATGGTAGAGATTGCCAAGCAGGAAGAGGAGAATGTTTATCAGATGTTCCGTGATTGTGTAGAAGAAGAAAAGTCTTGGGCAGAATACCTGTTCAAAGATGGTTCTATTATCGGACTCAATGATAAACTTCTGCAAAAATATGTTGAATGGACTGCTAATCGTCGTTTAAAATCTATTGGGATGAAAGCAATCTTTGACACTCCTATCAGCAACAACCCTCTTCCATGGACAGCACATTGGTTATCCTCTAAGGGTATGCAAGTTGCACCACAAGAGACTGAGGTTGAAAGTTATCTTATTGGTAGCATCAAACAAGATGTCAAGAAAGATACTTTCGCTGGTTTCCAATTATGAAACAAGTTGAGCATCAATTAGAGTATGGTGGTCCCAGTATAGATTTTCATGAATTGGAAGAATTATTTGATTCTTCTTTATGGGACATTGGATATCTTGATGCTGATGGATTTTATCGTGCTGGAGCAACACCAATAAAAGAGAAACATCATCTGTATGGATATGATATTACTGGAAATTTTCATTCCAGAGTGTGGAATGGAATTGTTCTTGCACGATATCTAGAAACTACGAATGAGTATTCTTTTTACGATGAAGCTTTTGAAATTTTATCAGCAAAATATAGTCTGACAAAATTTGTTCCTACTTATACAAATTTTAAAGAATCTGCTTTGCTTTCTGGTATTGGAACAAGAGCAAAAAATTCATTGATATATAACAGAAAGTTTGGGTTCCAATGTAAGTTCACGACTTTTATGTTTGTCTCTGATATTGTTAATACTCCCAATGTAAAACCAAATAAAAATATTCTTGATCTTTGTATTGATTGTAATGATTGTATAAAAAATTGTCCTGCTAATGCAATTCATGAAGACTGGATTGATGCTAAGGCATGTAATAGTCACATTGATCAAAATATAAAATGGTTTTGGTATGAAAAAATGCAACCTGATATTTCATATGAGGAGGTAGATTCTTGGAGAGATTATAATGAAATTCCTGACATGCCTTGGGGACAGGGAGTAGATGGATTTTATGAAAGGGATGGATGGAAATTAAAAAAAGATGGTGTGGTAATTCCAATTCCACATTGTAGAGAATGTACACTCCAACCTAGATGTAGTAAAGTACCATGTTTAGAAAATTAAAAAAACTAGTATTAGAATATGACAAAAAATTCTTTGCCTGGTTGGAAGGTAAGAGCCCTACAGGACCCAAAAATAACAGACAAACAAGCACAAATAATCATGCACGGACCAAAGTGTCTGACAGACGCATGGTTTCTCCAAGCAATGAAGTTCAAATACCAGATCCATGGGATTAATAATTGATGATCTTGCGAAAATTATTCGTAAGCATCAGAGGTCTCTACCAAACGTAGAGAAACTTGATGTTGATGATGAATTTCGTAAAGTGTTTAAGGAAACTGAAGATGGAAATTTAACAATTGAAAATGATATGTACATATGCACTGGATTACGCAAAGTGCATATGGAAATCGCTAGTCTAGGACCACTTGATATCTTGCATTGCATATGGTATCCAGACCCTGAGTTTGACTTGCCTATTTTTGGTGCAGATATTGTAGCTAATAAGAAAACTGTTAGTGCTGCCATCACAGACATCTCCCCAGTTGATGGTATTGGTCATCAAGTTTATGATGACATTGCTGATATCAGTAGATACTACAGTTTCAAACACAATAGAGACATGCCTATATGGGGTGACATCTTCTCTCCTTATTGTAAGTTTGCTAGACTAGAAACTGAAGAAGAACTAGAGACATTCTGCCATGTTGTCAATGAATATCTGGACTCATTTGTTGGTGCAGTTTGGAAAGCAAACATTGATTATGATAGAGCAGAGCAGAGATACAATGCACAGATAGATTACTGTGAAAATCAGAAGAGAAATGACAAGACTAGAAAAATTCTAGAGAAATACTTTGGAGAAAGGTGGGCAGATTTGTATATCAATGAAGTGCTTTTTGACGTACCCTAAATACTGGAGATGACATTATGAAAGTGTGGAAGAGAGTTACCCAAACCCTTGGAGATATATGGAGTCCCCTTTTGATGGGAGTCTTATTGGGGACAACTGGGGTTTTGTTTATGAAATTACCAATCTCGTCAACCAACGACGCTACATTGGAAGAAAATATTTTTGGCAAAAAAGGAAACCAAAAGGGGGTAAGCGCAGAGTCACTTCAGAGAGTGACTGGAAGCGGTATTATGGGTCATGTCCAGAACTCAAGGACGACATCAAAAAATTCGGTAAAGAAAATTTTAGTAGAACCATACTCTCCCTCCATGGGACACCAGGAAGGGTCAACTATGAAGAAACAAGACAACTTTTTCTTCACGACGTTCTGACAAAAGCCTTGACAGACGGCACCCCTGCCTACTATAATTCAAACATCCTCGGACGTTACTACAGGAAAGACTACTTTGATTTCGCTTCTTCAACTACTGCTGACACTGACACCTGCTGACTATGCTCACCTTGCCAAGGTGGTCAAAGTTGAGGCAGCACCCAATACTATGGATGAATATTGTGTTGCAGTGTCTGTCCTAAATAGGGTCAGGTCTCCTAAGTTCCCTGGTAACGTGTCTGGTGTAGTGTATTCACCTGGACAATATGAGGGAATGTGGCGTAACAGACCCTATGTAGACTATGCCCTAGTGCAAAGACTGCAAGACAGAACCAAGATGCTCTCTGCATATAATATCATTGGTGACAGGACTGATTTTAAGGGACAAAGTATGCTAAACTATCGGGTAGCATCGCAAGACCCGATGTGTGATACCAGAGGTAATTTCTTTCATTACTACTGGCAAAATTAAAAACCATTGACTCAATAGCTCAGCTGGATAGAGCAACTGCCTTCTAAGCAGTCGGTCGTAGGTTCAAATCCTACTTGAGTCGCCTTGTCGTTGTGGCGGAATTGGTAGACGCGCTGGGTTTAGGTTCCAGTGTCTTTATGACGTGGAGGTTCAAGTCCTCTCAGCGACACTCAGGGTGAATAGCTCAGCGGTAGAGCATCTCCTTTACACGGAGGCGGTCGGGGGTTCAATCCCCTCTTCACCCATTCTCACTAAGAGGTTAAATGCTGAATAATGTTAACAGCAAGATGCAAGGTTTGTCGCAAAGAATTGACAAGCACTAGCAAGGTTCAGTTCTGTGGTTGCCCTAATCAAATGAGGGTTGTTGATGATACACTTGGTGCAATTGATTTAAGTCAAGTTGTGTTAGTCAATCATGAAAAGAATATTAAATATAACGGAATTCTGTCAGAAAGTGACCTAAAATATCAGGAGGACAGACGCAAACGCAAAGTCCGCCGCATCACTTTTGAGGAACGCTAATGATTAACCTAGACGAACGCTTTCACAGCTATCTACATACTGATAAATGCTTTGTAATTGATGGAGCATGTGAAAAAGTCAAAGGTTATGGATTTGAATGTGATAATGTCAGTATCACTGGGTATTATGTGTTGACAACTAACTACAAGTTGCACTATAATTTGGAAGAACAATTCCTCTGGAAAGAGGATCTAATCGGGGTGTAGCTTAGTTTGGTAGAGCGCCCGCTTTGGGAGCGGGAGGTCGTAGGTTCAAATCCTATCACCCCGATGGTTACTATATACTTAACCTGATATTTTGTCATGCAAATTTTCTTAGACACCGCTGATTATAAAGAGATCAAAGACCGTTATGAGACTGGTCTAGTCGCTGGTATTACTACCAATCCAACACTAGTTCGTAAGTCTGGTGTTTCATATCATGAATTCATTACTCGTCTCTCCAGAGACTTTGACTTTGTGAGCATTTCAGCAGAGGTCAATGGAAATACTGCTGATGAGATGCTTGAAAACGCTCGTCAGTATACTGCTATTGGTGAGGAAGTTACAATCAAACTTCCTCTCACTAAAGAAGGTCTTATTGCTTGTAAGATTCTTTCTGAGCAAGGAATTAAGACTAATGTAACTCTGTGTTTCTCTGCTGCTCAAGCAGCAATGGCAGCACTAGCAGGTGCAACATACATCTCTCCTTTTGTTGGAAGATGTAATGATAATTCTATCAGTGGTGTTGAATTGATCCGTGCAATCTCTGGATTGTATAGCGTTCAGAACTGTAAGACTCAGATTCTTGCAGCATCTCTGCGTGATGTACACCACGTTTCAAGATGTTTCCTTTATGGTGCTAGTGTAGCAACACTACCTACTAAAGTATTTGACAAGATGTATAATCATGTCTTGACAGACGCTGGTCTGGCAATCTTTGAAGAAGACTTTAAGCAACTAAAAGCATGATCACAATCTATTCAAAACCTGGATGTCCTTACTGTGTAAAGATCAAAAAGGTTATGGAGTTGGAAGAACTACAACACGTATCATATGAACTTGATCGTGACTTTACACGAGAAGAGTTCTATGCTAAATTTGGAGACGGGGCAACGTTCCCACAAGTTATGCTTGACGACCTCCACCTAGGTGGTTGCCAAGAATCTATTAAACATATGCAAAAGGAGAAACTCTGCTGTCAGGTATGATTGAAGTAACATTTGAAGAGTTTGAAAAAAACTTTGATTCGTATATGGATCGCATCGAACAAAAAGGAGAAGAGTTTCTAGTCCGTAAACCAGATGGAACAGCAGTTGTTGCTGTCCCTGTTACTGATGAGTTAGAAGCATTATATAAAGATCATAATGAAGCGTCGTAATGTTAGAAAAAGTAATTACAGGCATTGCTAAGAATGAACTCTACATGGGATACATTTTTGGCATTATGATCCTGGGTGGTTTCATCCGTGAACATAGTGCTTTAGAAGATGTCTATTCGTTAGCAAAGAAATACATTAAGGATCATCGTGTCCTTGTTATTATCACCTCTCTACTGGGTGGTATCCTCC